CGCGGACTTCGAAATCCCGCAGGAAGTGCCGTTCGCGGCGCGCAAACGCTGTCGTCAAGAAGCTGGTCGGCGGCGATCGCGTTGTCGATGCCATGGCGCGACGATAACAGACATCAAATGGACCGGGCGGTTTCGTGGCAACTTGGCGAGACACCCGCCCGGCAGCTCGATCTGATCCGCGTGCAGGCCAGAGCAGCTTTTAAGCTGGTCGTCGCGCGCTACCTGGTTGTGGTCGAGAAGTTCGAAGCTAATTTTCAGGCGCCATTCGAGATCCGTATTCGATCTCGTGCCTGGTCATCGAGAATCTGTCGGTTCCAGTCCCGCCGGCGCTGCCGGACGTTGATTGCTCATCAATGGCGACATCAATTCGGCTGCCACGCTTGGCGCTGCGCTGAATGTGGCGGCGGTGACGCAGCTCTTGGCGGCGTGGCCGCAGCAGCTTCAATGGTCGGTCGGTTTCAGGGTGCCTCGGTGGCGCAGATTTCCGGGTGCAGACCGCCGTTCCAAACCGCGCTCGGCGTGGTCACGGGCAGGCGGTGAACCAGAATACAGTTGTCGCCGCTTCGGGCAAGCGTCGCCGGGCGGCGTTGGGCGGCGCATCGCCAACCGTGCTGACTCAGACGCTTTTCCGAACCAGGCCACGGGCCTTCGGGCAGCTCGGCCAGCTTTATCAATTGCGGGCGCTTCTCGGGCGGACCTCAGTCAACGTCGCAAATGCGGTGGATGATGCGGAAAGTGACGGTCACCGGTGGGGATCTCTATCACGTCGCGCTTCAATACCTGGAATGATGCTACCCAATGGGCTCGCATCGCACAGGCCAGCAACCTTCTTGATCCGGTGCTTTCCGGAACAGTGACCTTTAAACATGCCGTCCGGTTAATCCTGAACGCCACTGGCGGGATTCTTGTCCTTGAAAACCTTCAGGGTCAAGGCAAGCCGCCTCAGAACGCCATTTTTACAGGTTTTCCTCAACAAAAACGACATCCGACGGGCGTCGAGAGTTTCGAAGTCACCAATGCCAGTCATTTCGCGGCGGACCACGTTTCGTATAACGCTAGCGGCTTCGAAATTGCCGCCCGGGCTTGGGGCCCCCCTACTGGGTACCTCGCTCGGCGAACGAATTGGAAATTTTCGCAGGGTTTAAGGATCAGGGCGGGCAAGGTCAGCCGAAATCCCTGATCTACGGCCAGGTCGATGATGTCGAATACGATCCTGTAGGGCCGGTCGCTGTCCCTTACGGGGCGGGATCTGTCGGCGCGGTTATCGACGCGGCGCACCTCGGAGCATTTTCAGGATCAGACCGCGAGCAACGTCGTCAGACCCTCGCAGCGCGCCACGGCCTGAAGGCTTCGTGTCGGCGACACCGAATTTGTCGGCAGCTATTACGAGCTTTATAATCTTCGGTCACCAAAGAGCAGGCGGAATGGGATCTCCTCATGTTCCTCGGCGGAGCAAGAGGGTTTCGATCTGTGGGTATCTGGCGAAACGCTCAATTTTCACCCGCCGGGGGGGGGCCGCCTGACAGCCGATCCGTACGTGCTGCTGTGGTCCGATGGGGGCAGGGCAACCGGGTCGCGATTTCGAGGGCTCCAAGCTGCATCGCAGCCAGACCTTGGCGAAAGACGTGGATCGTTAAGGTTAGTAGTTGGAATCAGGCGCAGGAAACGACGGTCACGGCGCAGGCCAAGCGCAGCATGGCGAACAAAAGCCAAAGAGTCGGCGGCGCCGCACAGATTTATACGTTTTACCGCCGAACCTGAACAAAGAACAGGCCGACAAATGGGCCGCGGCCAAGGCCGAAGACTTACACGGCATGAACGGGTGATTACCGGGCGCCTGCCGGGGGACATCTTTGACCAACCGCTCGCTCGATGAAACTGGTCGGCACCGGTACCGATTGGGACCAGCTTTATTTTCGTCGATAGCGTGACCCGCAAGATGGGCATGGCCGAGGGATGCGCGATGGAGTTTCGGGCCAAGACCATTCGACGCAGAGCACGGTTTAACGGTGTTCCATCTGCTGAACCGCCTGCGCAATCACATGCGGCAGGAGGCTCAGCGCGCCACGGCGGATATTTCGATGCCGAGGGCGGGGATCGTGACTGGCAGCTCGATCCGGTCGTCAAGCCGCGCGGGTTCTGATCCAGCCGGAAGGGATTCTGACGGCTATCTGCCGATCCATTACCCGTGGGTAGGAAATGGCTGGGGCATGGCCGCCCGCCGGTGCAGGGGCAAGTTTTCGACGTACATTTTCAGCAAGGCGGTAAGGAAGCGGCCTATATTTCTCTGCGCGCCTACAGCTCGAGACGGTGCTCACCGGCGCCGGCTGGTGAGTTTCTGGTTAGTCATCAGTCGGGGACCACGCTGAAATTTAACAAATGACGGCAACGTGCTGATTAGCGCACATGCCGATCTGAGAATTGAAGCCAACAATATCAAAGATCCATGCCGACAAACCTACGCGTTCGACGCGAAACGGTCAGGGCCAGAAATGGAAACGCTCGAGTGTCGAAAGGCTGGCAGGACAATGAATTCCCCCTGGCGGCCACCACAATCACGCACCACCAGAAACGCCATGATGAGGCCGAATGCCCACATACACCACGTTTATGGCAAGATCTCGTGGTCAGTGCCAAGGTGAATTTGCTCACCGCCGATAGCGTAAATCTCAGCCAAGCAGCGCGTCCTGCGCCGTCTGTTCACCAACCACAAGACTATATCTGGCAGCCAGCATATGGCGCCGGTATTCCGCAAAAAATTGGCGATCCATTCGACGTTGCGACGAATCAAAAGCATCGTTCAATCGCAAATGTTCCTCGAGGAATCCGTGGTGCGCGACCCGCCGCCAGATGTGCAGGTCGCGTCGTTCCCGAACGGCATGTTTATCGATATCGCATACACACAATCAGACAGCCGCGAAGAAAGTGACGTGAGTTTCCCGGTCGGTCAGGTCGGTCTGAATGGCTAGCCTGGCAACGCTCCGATTTCACGTCATCGTCCGAAATATCGTCCACGGCCATCAAGCGGCTCCTCGCACCTGCTGAACCTGACCGTCGGCTCGGTGCTGCGCGCGATCGTCGAAGCGATTGCCGGCGTAATCCTATGGCTGCAAGGCTGATCACGTTCGTGCTGACCCTGACGCGGTTCGCCACGAGCCAAGGGCGTGACGCGGACAGCTGGGGTTGCGGATTACGGATTTGTGCGAGAGGGGGCTGTGCCGGCGAGGGACAGGTGACCTTCACGCGAGGTTTAACGTGCAGTCGGTCTCCCGGTCTGCGGCTGACTGTCAGCCGGACGACGGCGACGCAAACCTCACCGTGAAGGTCACCTGTCCCGTCGCCGGCAGCAGCCCCTCTCGCACAAATCCGTAATCCCACCCAGCTGTCCGCGTCAGCGCCCTTGCTCGTGGCGAACCGCGTCAAGGGTCAGCACGAACGTGATCAGGCCTTGCAGCATAGGATTACGCCGGCAATCCTTCGACGATCGCGCGCAGCACCGAGCCGACGGTCAGGTCAGCAGCTGCGAGGGAGCCGGCTTGAATGGCCGGACGATATTTCGGACGATAGACGTGAAATCGAGCGGTGCCAGGCTAGCCATTCAGACGACCTGACCGACCGGGAACTCAACGTCCACTTCTTCGCGGCTGTGTCTGATTCTGTGTATGCGATATCGATAAACATGCCGTTCGGGAACGACGCGACCTGCACATCTGGCGGCGGGTCGCGCACCACGGATCCTCGAGGAACATTTGCGATTGACGTGCTTTTGATCGTCGCAACGGTCGAATGGATCGCCAATTTTTTGCGGAATACCGGCGCATATGCTGGCTGCCAGATATAGTCTTGTGGGTTGGTGAACAGACGGCGCAGGACGCGCTGTTGGCTGAGATTTACGCTATCCGGCGGTGAGCAATCACCATTGGCACTGACCACGAGATCTTGCCCATAAACGTGTGTATGTCGGCATTCGGCCTCATCATGGCGTTTCTGGTGGTGCGTGATTGTGGTGGCCCCAGGGGATCATTGTCCTGCCAGCTTTCGACACTCGAGCCGTTCCATTTCTGGCCCTGACCGTTCGCGTCGAACCGTAGGTTGTCGGGCATGGATCTTGATATGTTGGCTTCAATTCTCAGATCGGCATGTGCGCTAATCAGCACGTTGCCGTCATTTGTAAATTCAGCGTGGTCCCCGACTGATGAACTAACCAGAACTCACCAGCCGGCCGCCGGTGGAAGGCACCGTCTTCGAAGCTGTAGGCGCGCAGAGAAATATAGGCCGCTTCCTTACCGCCTGCTGAAAATGTACGTCGACACTTGCCCCTGCACCGGCGGCAGGCCATGCCCCAGCCATTTCCTACCACGGTAATGGATCGGCAGATAGCCCGTCAGAATCCCTTCCGGCTGGATCAGAACCCGCGCGGCTTGACGCACCGGATCGAAGCTGCCAGTCACGATCCCCGCCCTCGGGCATCGAAATATCCGCGTGGCGCGCTGAGCCTCCTGGCCGCATGTGATTGCGCAGGCGGTCAGCAGATGGAACACCGGTTAAACCGTGCTCTGCGTCGAATGGTTCTTGGCCCGAAACTCCATCGCGCATTCCCTCGGCCATGCCCATCTTGCGGGTCACGCTATCGACCGAATAAAGCTGGTCCAATCGGGTACCGGTGCCGACCAGTTTCACGAGCGAGCGGTTGGTCAAAAGATTGTCCCCCGGCAGGCGCCCGGTAATCACCCGTTCATGTCCGTGTAATGTCTTCGGCCTTGGCGCGGCCCATTTGTCGGCCTGTTCTTTGTTCAGGTTCGGCGGGTAAAACGTATAAATCTGTGCGGCGCCGCCGACTCTTTGCTTTTGTTCGCCATGCTGCGCTTGGCCTGCGCCGGTGACCGTCGTTTCCTGCGCCTGATTCCAACTACTAACCTTACGATCACGTCTTCGCCAAGGTCTGGCTGCGATGCAGCTTGAGCCCTTCGAAATTCGCGACCCGGTTGCCCTGCCCCCCATCGGACCACAGCAAGCACGTACGGATCGGCTGTCAGCGGCACCGGCGGGTGAAAATTGAGCGTTTCGCCAGATACCCACAGATCGAAACCCTCTTGCTCCGCGAGGAACATGAAGGAGATCCCATTCCGCCTGCTCTTTGGTGAGCCGAAGATTATAAAGCTCGTAATAGCTGCCGACAAATTCGGTTTGTCGCCGACACCGAAGCCTTCAGGGCCGTGGCGCGCTGCGAGGGTCTTGACGACGTTGCTCGCGTCTGATCCTGAAAATGCTCCGAGGTGCGCGCGTCGATAAACCGCGCCGACAGATCCCGCCCCGTAAGGGACAGCGACCGGCCTACAGGATCGTATTCGACATCATCGACCTGGCCGTAGATCAGGGATTTCGGCTGACCTTGCCCGCCCTGATCCTTAAACCCTGCGAAAATTTCCAATTCGTCGCCGAGCGAGGTACCCCAGTAGGGGGGGCCCAAGCCCGGGCGGCAATTTCGAAGCCGCGAGCGTTATACGAAACGTGTCCGCCGCGAAAATGACTGGCATTGGTGACTTCGAAAACTCTCGACGCCCGTCAGGATGTCGTTTTTGTTGAGGAAAACCTGTAAAAATGGCGTTCTGAGGCGGCTGCCTTGACCCTGAAGGTTTTCAAAGGACAAGAATCCCGCCAGTGGCGTCAGGATTAACCGACGGCATGTTAAGGTCACTGTTCCGGAAAGCACCGGATCAAGAAGGTGCTGCCTGTGCGATGCGAGCCCATTGGGTAGCATCATTCAGGTATTGAAGCGCGACGTGATAGAGATCCCCACCGGTGACCGTCACTTTCCGCATCATCCACCCGCATTTGCGACGTTGACTGAGGTCCGCCGAGAAGCGCCCGCAATTGATAAAGCTGGCCGAGCTGCCCGAAGGCCGTGGCCTGGTTCGAAGCGTCTGAGTCAGCACGGTTGGCGATGCGCCGCCAACGACGCCGGCGACGCTGCCCGAAGCGGCGACAACTGTATTCTGGTTCACCGCCTGCCCGTTGACCACGCCGAGCGCGGTTTTGAACGGCGGTCTGACCCCGGAAATCTGCGCCACCGAGGCACCCTGAAACCGACCGACCAGTGAAGCTGCTGCGGCCACGCCGCCAAGAGCCTGCGTCACCGCCGCACATTCAGCGCAGCGCCAAGCGTGGCAGCGAATTGATGTCGCCATTGATGAGCGAATCCACGTCCGGCAGCGCCGCGGGACTGGAACCGACAGATTCTCGATGACCAGGCACGAGATCGAATACGGGATCTCGAATGGCGCCTGAAAATTAGCTTCGAACTTCTCGACCACAACCAGGTAGCGCAGCGACGACCAGCTTAAAAGCTGCTTCTGGCCCTGCACGCGGATCAGATCGAGCTGCCGGGCGCGTGGTCTCGGCCAAGTGCCACGAAACCGCCCGGTCCATTTGATGTCTGTAATCGTCGCGGCCCATGGCATCGACAACGCGATCGCCGCCGACCAGCTTTCTTGACAACCAGCGTTTGCGCGCCGCCGAACGGCACTTCCTGCGGGGATTTCGAAGTCCGCCGAATCTTCTTCCTCCCCCTTTTTTT